ACACTTCCCCCTTTATTAACTAGTAACAGTGTCTTGCATTTTTGGATTCTTTGCATCACCAGCAACGCCAATATTTTGAGCAACTTGAGTATTATGTTGACTCTGATCTATTTGAACAGGTGTAACTGTCATTCCACCACTACCAGAAGTTTTTAATGCACTATTCTGATTTTGTAGTCCTGCAAAAGCTTGGTTCTTATCTTCCCCACCCATTCGCGCAATCAATCTATCTGCTCTTCCCTTCACTTGACCTGCCCATGCAGAATTTTTCATCTCTGCTTGTGCTTGTGACCAATCACCTCTTTGTATAGCAGCTTTAAGATCTTTAAATTTACTTAAAGTACCTTCACCCATGTTATATGCCATGTTGGTGAGAATACCTTGTCTATTTGGTGAAAGTTTTTTCCATGTTGATTCACCAACAAATCTTTTTGCGACACCCTGAAAATGCCCCATCTCTCCCATCATAAGTCGAGATGCTTCTTCTTTTGTTAGATTTGTCTTGCCACCTTTTAAATCTGCAAGAGATTTTTTAATTCCAGCTGCATCTAATGCTTCCTGTGATCCAGCACGTTCAAGATTAAAACCATAACCAATAGTTTTAATCCCCATAGTGTCCTTATAAACACTTGGTTCAAATCCTTCATCTGCTTGGATTTGTGCTAGTTCACCTGATTTACCTGCTCTATGCTGTTCTGCAAGTCGCTTATGCATCAGTCGTTTCGCTCGTTTCTTTTTAAGCCATTCCGGCGTTGCTGATCTTCGTGTTCTTGCCGGTGCAGCAAGATGTGCTTCATATGCTCTCTCTAAGAATTTCTTTGATTTTCCCTTTCCGCCTGTTAATTGTTTATACTCATCAGACCTCATATATGAATCTATAGTTGCATGTTTTCCAGCTGCTTTATTATCAGATTGTGTTTGATCTACTTTAGAATAATCAGCTGGCGGCGGTGTATCAGATGCAGGTTTCTTTGTCTCTTCACCAGACATCATCTTCCACATTGCTTTACCAGCTCCAAATGGAAGTGCCAAGATCATTGGTTTGAATAATTCTTTAAAATCAACATCAAATAAATTACTAAAAAAGTCTACTACTTTTTTCATAGATTGGGAAAACAACTCACCGATACTAAACTTTTTAAATTTACCTGAATCAAAACCAAATACTGTACCTAACCATTCTACAGCAGGGTCAAGTAATTTCAGTTTTAACCAACTTCCTAAATCTTTTGCACCTTCCAACAAACTTGTCCACATCCCTTCCAATATTGTTAATTCTAGTGAAAAAGTCTCTTTAAACCAATTAACTAGAGGAACAATCATTACGTCATACATCCATTTAGCAAAATCTACAAGCATTGCAGCAGTACCCATTATCATTTTATCCAGAGCTGCTACGGGGTCAGTAAACAATAATTTAATCCAATCCCAGACTGCACCAAAGAAACCTCCAATACTATCCCATATATCAGCAATGAATGTACCATCACCACCTAAAAGTTTCTCTCCTAATACAAGTAAATTTTTAGCTGCATCCCATGCCCATTTTACAATATCTTCCAATGATCCAAATATTGCTGTAATTCTTTCTCCCCATGTCATTTCACTAAAGCCTGAAAATCTTTCTTTTAACTTACTAAATAAGTCACCGATACCTTTCATTTGAATTATAAAATAATCAACCAAAGCTGGGATAGCACTTTCTTTTATCCAATTCCATATGGTTTCGATTACGGGTTCAAGAAATTCCCATATAGCAGTAAATGCTTCTTTTAATCCTTTCCATACTTCTTTGAGTTGATCTAAATTCATTTGTGATATCAAACCAACAACAAGAGCACCAATCAATAGAAACTTTGCAGATATCATTTTGAAAACTTTTTTCACAGTCTTAAACATCTTGCCGAACATTCCACCACCTTTATCATCACCATCCTTTTTACCTTTGAAGATACTTGTCAGGGATTTGAAGAAACCTTTTTGTTGTCTGAGTGCTTCTATTCTTTCTTCACTACCTTTACCCTTATCAAATTTCTTAGCTAGAGTATTATGAAATCGTCCAAAGAAACTTTTTTCACGTTCTAGTCTCTTATCATCAGCTGCCTTTTCTGCTTTAATTACTTGCTGAGCACGAGTTTTTGCTTCAGTCTCATTCATCCCTTTCATCGCTAAAAGTTCTTTTTGAAGAGCCTTTTCTCTTTGTTCCCAATCTAACCGTCTTGATTTTTCTGCATGAACCTTTCTATCTTTTGCCATGCGGTCAATCATTCTTATATTCTGTTTTTCAATCTGCTCAGCAGTATATCCCTTTTCTTCGAGTGTTGCTTTACGAGCTGCAATCAAATGTTTGCTTTGTTTCTCGACTTCTTTTCTTACTTCTTCGAAGGTTCTGGTTAGATCATCTTTGGCCATGATAGTACCTTTTAGTTATGTTGTTGTTTTTCTATTCTTGCATTTTCCTCTGCCATGTGTTGCGCCAGTAACGCAACATATATTGACCTTTCCCAAGGCAACATATTTTCTAATTCCGTTAATGAATAATTATGATGTTGCATCATTGAGAAATTAGTGTTCATCATATTAGATAAAGATTCATCGCAGAGGACTAATCGAAAAAAGACGAAAGACCCTCCAAAACTATATCCTCTTTATAGTTACACTTTTTAGACTTCTTGCCTTCTGTCTTTACCTGATTACTACATTGTAAATTAATTGTATGTTTTAACTTCGGCATATTTTCAAAGAAATCTGATATTTTTACAAAGTTTGCATCAGTCAGAGATTCTATGAAATCATTTAATTCCTTTTCAGTATGATCTTTGGCTGAGTATAATGATTCACCATCATAAATATAATCAATACATAATTGAATACTTGCAAATAATCTACCAATCTCATCGGTTTCATCAAATGATTCAATTTTTGATTGCATGGAAATATTTGGATATTTAAATGCTATACCTATTGTATCGGTCAATTTTATTTTAGAGCTATCTTTTTCTGGTGATTTAATCTTAATATCTTCTAAATTTATATCAACCGCTATTTTATCTTCACACTTAGGACAAGTATATTTTAATTCTAGCGTCTCACCTTTTGCTCTACCTCTTAACCATAAGAAGATATATTCAATATCAAATATTGGAAGGTCATCAACATTTATTTCACCAAATACGCAGTTATGAATAACATTTTTAGTAGCTGTTACTATTTGTTGTTGATCTTCACTTTCCATAGCAAGAAGAAGAAGTTTTTCTTCTTTGACTAAGAAGGGTCTATATTTTATTTCTTTTCCTGTTGATGGTAACTTTAAACTATACTCTGGTACTGCAATTGTTGGTAATCCCATTTCATTAACTCCTTAATATAAAATGATGTTGTTATTAATTAAATATTCATCCCGCAAATCCTTGTCTTGCACTTCCTGATGTTTGTTCCAAGAAAGCATCCCTATCTATAGACCCTTCAGGTACTAAAACTTTTGTCTTATCTAATACTGAATTAATCTCTGCTGCTGCTGTTGGAACTTTTATTGCTTTTATATTCTTCTCAAGATTTTCACCTATTGTTTCTTTATCTCCAAATACTTGTTCATAATATCTATATGTAAATGTTACACTAATTGACATGACCTCATCGTTTGTGCCATAACTTAAATCTACAGCTGCCAATGTTTTGGGATATGCTTCAAATAATGTTGTTGTTAATACTTTCCTTTGGTTTTGATCTAAGTTTTTAATTTCTATATTTGTAGATGCATATGACTTATGATAACCAACTCGGTTATTAGTTGGGTCTACCATTAATTTCATCCAGTTTTGAAAAACTTCAATTTCCTTCATGTCACCACTTACATAGAAGCTCATCGAAACATCTTCATACATTCTCTGATATGCTATAGAACGATATGCTGCTTGGGGTGCATCTTTTTCTGTAGTAGCAATACTTGTGCCGGGCAAGGAACAAGAGTGACAATTGAATGATAATTTACGATTAATAGGACTATCTTCTGTACTACCTCCTAATGGATGTATCACTACTTCAAAAGCATTTGGACGAGCAAATGATGTCATGTTGGATTTAAAATCGTCTATCTTTTTACCATTAATCTTTTTCTTTTGTGATGTTTTCTTAGCAGGGTCACGCTGGAGTTCAGTATCAGGATCAGGACTTCCCCATATTCCCATATCGGTTGATCCTGTTGAATTACTAGCTGACCATATATTAGGTGTTGCCATTGTTCTACTCCTGTTATAAATACTATTGTCCGTATAATGTATTTATAAGAGTTTTATGAAAAAATACCCTAAAGTTGGAAAATATAAGGTACGAAATAAAGAGAAATATGTAGGTAAACTCCATGAATGTGAACATAGATCACGTTG